TTCCTCGCGACGACGCCGGCCAACGGCTTCACCACGCTCTCCGCGACGGTCACGGCCTCGGAGCTCTACACCGCCTTCACCCTGGCGCGCGTGGGTCTCAGCGCCGAGATCACCAACCCCGTCACCACCGGCCAGGCGGTGGAGCTCGTGAGCTCCAACGCCGGGGACACCGCCCTGACGGTCACGATCTACGGCCTGGACGCCCTGAACGCGGTGCAGAGCGAGACCCTGGCCGTCAATGGCCTGACCGTGGTCACGGGGACGCGCCTGTGGAACGCGATCCACGGCGCGCGGATCAGCGGGACCCCCCTCGGCACGGTCACGGTTCGCAACCTCTCGGCCGGGACCACGATCGTCACCCTGCTCTCGGGTTCGCTGACCAAGGGCCTGTACGTCCTCTCCGACGCATCGGTCGCGGGTGTCGTGCTCTCGATCGTCCGGTCGACCGCGGGCACGGAGGTGCTGACGGTCGTCGGCCGGAACGCCTCGGGCGCGCTCCAGCTCGCGAAGGTCACGCTGGCCGGCACGACGCCGGTCCTCACGGTCGCGACCTGGAGCGCGATCGACTACCTCGCCCTCGGGGCGGTCCCCGGGGCGGCGACGGTCACGGCCTCGGCCAAGTCCGTGAGCTCCCCCCACGCGGGTCTCCCGACGGTCCAGAAGGCGGCGGACAAGTTCAACGGCACCCCCGGCTACACGTTCACGGTGGTGACCGGCCGGACCACGTTCCTGATGGCTGACCTCGATTACGTCGCCGCGGCGAACGCGCTCTCCCCGGCCAACCCCAGCTTCTACGCCAACCTCGCGCTCGTGGTCGAGAAGCTCAACAACGAGTCCGACCTCGTGTCGGCCGCTCGGTCCTCCGGTGGATCGGACGCTCCCTCGAACACGACCGCCCCGGTGTACCTCGCGGGCGGCAACGAGGGGAGCGCGACGCCCGGCCAGGAGGGAATCCCCCAGGCGACCAACAACGACTGGCTGGGGGCCATCGCGCTCCTGACCAAGGTCCGCGTCAACACGATCGTCCCCCTCACGGCGACGCCCGGGATCCACGCGATGGTCAAGGACCACTGCCGCTACATGAGCGGCGTCGGCCGGAGCGAGCGGGACATGGTGGTGGGCCTGCTCAACACCGGCCTCACGGGGATGGCGACGAAGACCGAGGCCAAGAGCCAGATCATCGCGATCAACACCCGCCACGCCCGCGCCTGGGCGCAGAGGGTGGAGCGGTACAACACCTCGGGCGAGAAGCAGGTGATGGAGCCGCAGTTCGGGGCGTGCCTGATCGCGGGGATGCAGGCAGGCGCGCTGGTGGGCACGTCGCTCACCCACAAGTTCCTCAACACCCTCTCGCTCGCGCAGCACTCGAGCTGGAACCCCGTCGACGACGCCGAGGAGATGATCCAGGCGGGATTGTGCTTCGGCGAGACCGTCGACGGGATCGGTCGACGATGCGTTCGGAACATCACGACCCACCTGACCTCGACCAACATCGCCTTCACCGAGGCGTCGGTGAACCAGGCCGTGGACTACAGCGTCTACAACTTCCGGGGGCAGATGGAGCGCATGGTCGGCAAGGCCGGATTCGCCGGCTCCGTCCCCGCGGCCGAGGGGATCGCGATCAACATCCTCGGGCAGCTCGTGGGCGTCGCGCTCGTCGCCTACCGCTCGCTCCAGATCGCACTGATCCTCGACGTGCTGGAGGTCGGGGTCGAGGTGGCGCCGCTCCTCCCGATCACCTTCGTCAAGAGCACCGTCCACCTCGTCACCGTGCCTCAGAGCGCGGCCACGGCATAAGGAGAAGACCATGGAGAAGGGTCGCGTTTTCACCGGGTGTCGAGCCCGGTTCATGCTGAACGGGAAGAAGGTGGGCTACGCCACCAACGTGTCCGGCAGCGAGGAGATCACCTACGATCCGATCGAGGTGCTGGATAACATCCAGGTCGAGGAGTTCGTTCCGACCAGCTATCGCTGCACGTTCTCGGCGTCGATGGTCCGGATCGTGGGTGAGAGCGTGAAGTCCGCTGGCTGGTTCCCGAGTCTGGGGACCTCGCCCGAGGAGCACCTCCAGAACATCCTGCTCAACGGCGAGCTCTCGGCGACGATCCAGGACACGAAGAAGCCGCCGAAGACGATCATGACCGTCGAGCAGATCAAGCTCGCGAGCTACAACTTCACGGTCAATGCCCGGGGGATCGTGGGGACGGACATGACGTTCGTCTGCATCCGGATCCGGGACGAGAGCGGCGGGTAGCACCGTCGGAAAGGAGAGCGGGAAACATGGGAGGCATGAAGGACAGGACACCCGAGGAGATCAAGGCCGAGCTCGAGGGCACGGCCGACGAGACCCCAGAGCAGCAGTACGAGCGGCTGGAGTCGGACCCGAAGATGAAGGTCGAGTACGAGTTCGAGATCGACTACACCGACAAGCGCGGGAAGCGGTGGCACGGCAAATTCACCAACCGCGCCTTGAGCTATCGGATGCGTTCGCAGGTCGGAGCGCATCGGGCGCAGATGGCCGGAGGGATGCCCCTGGAGGCTCTCGACTTCCAGACGGTGACCCTCAACGGGAAGCTCTCGCACTTGACCTACAGCCTGATCAAACGGCCGAAGTGGGCGGAAGGGGATCGGCTCGCCGAGCTCTACGATCCGAAGATCCTCGATCTGATCTACGCGGAGGTGACCGCTCACGAGGTCGCGTTTCACGGATCTGGCGAAGATCAGGAGGCTGGCCAAGGTTGAGCAGGAGACCCTTCAGGGTCGGCTGCGAGGGTGGTACAACAAGAGGCACGAGATCGGGCGCCAGGCGCCGCCGTTCGAGGACCAGACGACAGGAGGGCTGTTCCTAGAATACTACCGAGATGCAGCACAAGAGCTTTCGCGGCTGCGGGGACAATTGCGTGCTGACGGGCATGATCCCGATGCTGAGGAGAGAGTGGCCGAACTGGAGCGGCTGTTCTCCGACGATGAGACCGACCTCCGGGCCCTAGACGCGGACGAAAGCCTCGACAACTGGTTCGTGCCGCGCACGACCGGCGACCCCGTAGTCGACAAGTGGGAACGGCAGATCGCCGAGGGCGAAACGCCGGATCTAGACGACGAGTAGGGAGCCGATGCCGGACAACGAGACCAACCTCAAGATCAAAGCCGATACTCGCGACCTGGGCCGGGCCGGCAAGGCGATCCGCGATGCGTTCTCTCCAATGTCCGTGCGGCAGTTCAACCGCACGCTCGCGGACGCGCAGAAGGAGCTCAAGCGCGTCGTCGGCGCGCAGTTGGATCTCTCCAAGGCGCTGTCCGGTACGGCCGTGGGCAGCAAGGCGTTCAAGGAGCTGACTAAGCAGATCCGGGGCAGCCGCGAGGAAGCGCGGGCGCTCAAGGGGGTGATCGATAGCCTGAAGGAAGCCTACAAGGATCTCGACGATACGGCCCGCAACGCTGGCCGGCGGCGCCAGGGATTCCTCGCGGGCCTGGCGCAGGGAGCGGGGGTCGCCCAGTACATGCCGACGGGGCCGGGGATGGCGCCCCGTGCCGCCGGCGCCTCGATCGGGGCGATGGGGCGGCGGGCGGTCCACGGCGCCACGGCGCCATTCTTGGCACCCGGCCTGGGCGGTCTCTCGACGATGCTGGGATCGATCCCGCTCCTCGGGGGGTTCGCCTCGGGCGCTCTCCAGTCGGCGCAGGGGTTTTTCCAGCAGGCAGCCGGGTTCGCCAGGGCGAAGCTGCCCAACCTCTACTGGGCCGGTGGCCCGTCGGTGTTCGAGCGCGGAGAGCGACTGAAGGGGTTCCACGGGGGAGGCGGGTTCAATCTTCCGGCGACCTCCGAAGAAGCGAAGGAGATGGCCAAGGCCAAGGATGCCTGGGCTGCCTCCCAGAAGATGCGAGCCGATCTCGCGTCCGGTGCCTACCAGAAGGCGCTGGAGAAGGACGCTCCCAGGATCGTGGAGAGCGCGCGGAAGGCGATCCCGCAGGAGACACAGGCCAAGGGGCGGCGCCTGCGGAGTATGCAGGGGAAGTCCGAACAGTGGGGATGGCGGGCGCCCACGGAGGGGGAGGTGGTCGAGCGGGGCATGACCGAGGCCAAGGCCAAGCTCGCAGAGCGGGAGCAACTGGCAGCGGAGCGGCTGGCCGATGCTACGAAGGCGCATGGGTCGGCGACGAGGGAGGGCAGAATCAAGGCTCGCGCCGATGCGTTCGCGGCAGCCGTGGGCGGCTTGGGCGGCACCAACATGTACTCCGCGGGATTCGGAACCAAGTACGGGTTCGCTCCCGAGCAGGTGCAACAGATGCTCGGGCAGTTCATGGGAGCTCGCGGCGGGGTCGCCTCGGCCAACGCCCAGCGCCATGCGGACGTGTCGATGGCCGCGAACCTGGGGCTCGGGGTCT